TATAGAAAATAATCTATCTATTGAGCCAATATTTTCTCAAGACCACTTTAAAACATCTGAACCTAAACAAAGCACACAACAACATATCTTTGCATCGTGGGATAAATTTAGAGAAACAATGAATATAGAGTTCGTACACTGCGATATACTAACAAACTTTGATACACTCAAACCATATTTCACTGAAAACACATTGTTTGGAACTAGTACTATTCTAACATTTTATCCCTACAGTCACATATTGTATTCTACCCAACAAATTGAAATAGTAAGACAACGTATTGCAGAAACGGTAAAACAAACAAAGAGCATATGGGTAGAAATGCCCTATAAGTTATATGACTACACATGATTCTGTTATAATTGACAAAGGACTAATATATGAGTAAAATTAAAGTAGCTGAATTGTTTTACAGCATACAAGGAGAAGGCAGATTTATGGGCGTGCCTTCTATTTTCTTACGCACATTTGGTTGCAATTTTAAATGTGCAGGTTTCGGTATGCCAAAGGGTGAAGTAAGTCTAGAAGCCAATAATATTGCTTACGCACAATCAAAGAGTCATAACACTCTTTATAAATCGTATCAAGATTTGCCATTAGTAAATACAGGATGTGATAGTTACGCAAGTTGGCATTCTGGATTCAAAGATTTAAGCCAATCATATGATATTGAAACACTTGCTGAATCTATTGTTGGTTTATTACCTGATAATAAATGGCGCGACATACATTTAGTTATAACTGGTGGTGAACCTTTATTAGGTTGGCAAAAAAGTTATCCCGATCTGTTAAGTCACGATAAACTTAAAAAGCTTAAAGATATTACTTTTGAAACAAATGGTACTCAAGAGTTATCTAAAGATTTTAGAAAATATCTTGAGAAATGGACACACAAGCATGGTTATCATAATCTTACATTTAGCGTAAGTCCTAAATTAAGCGTAAGCGGGGAGAAACGTGAAGATGCCATTAGACCTGACGTTGTGTGTGAGTATGAAGATTTAGGTCATACTTATTTAAAGTTTGTCGTAGCAACAAAAGACGATGTTGATGAAGCATTAGAGGTTATTGATTTATACAAGAAAGAAGGATTTGATGGTCACGTATATTTGATGCCTGTTGGTGGTGTCGAAGATGTGTATAAACTTAATAACAGAACAGTTGCAGAACTTGCTATGAAACATGGTCTAAGATATAGCGATAGACTACAAGTACCACTTTTTAAAAATGAATGGGGAACATAATGATTTTAAAATTAACAAACGTGTCAGGTAAACATCAAGGTAAATCTATCTTGATAAACATGAATTATATTATAAGTGCCTACGAAGATGAAATAGATGACAAACCTGTTACAATCTTGTATAGCAAAACACAAGAATCTTGGCATGTCGCAGAAAAACTCAGTGTAATTCATAACCAAATTAAAAAAGAAACTGTTATAAAAATTAATGAAACTGTACGATAAAAGAATAGGGTTTTTAGTAAGTTATCAAGCACTAACTCCGTATGGAGGTATAGGACAATTTACAAGAAGTTTCATTAAATTAATGGAACAGAATAATGTGAAGGTCGATATTATTACTGACAAGAAGCCACAAGACAGTGAGTTTATAAAATCAATTAACGCAACCATTATTTATCCTCAGGAATCACATGGGTATACAGACCACAGTGCTATTTTTATGTATGGCGATAGTTATTGCTATGAACGAATGGCTAACTTTCGTAACGCAATTATTCATGCATTGAGTAAAAATTTATACGATACATTTGTTTGCAATACGTATGAAAGTGTTCAAATTGCAAGCACAATGGGTCTTGAAGATGTAATTCAAATCATTGCATACACACATTTAGAAAGTCAAATCTTTCCAAACACATTACACAATCCATTCTTAGATAGTGTAAATGAAATGATGCGTAAGCAGTTAGATATGGATGCACTATATATCGGAACACAAAGTAGGTTTAATCAAGCAGAGATAGACAATGGAGCATGGCATCTACCCATACCTATCACCGAATCTGAATTATTGAAAGAGCATCATAAACCACGTGAAGGTGTTTTATTTGTTGGTCGCTGGGAAGAGGGTAAGAATCCTGAACTATACTTAAAACTGATTGAAGAAACTAAACTTCCCGCAAGAGTAATGACCAATGCAAACGGTGCTAAAAAATTTGAAGCACGATTAAAAGAATTAGGGGCTGATTACAAAATTGCTATAAACGTGATTGGTCAAGAAAAAGTTGACTTTATTACAGGTTGTCGTGTAGCATTAAATCCTAGCACAGTAGAAAGTTATGGTATGGCTTTTTACGAACAGTTGATACAACTGCCTACATTTTGTTTAGAAAATCAACGTTGGACAAATAACTTTGAAGATTATTGTTTCTTTAAAACTAACAAGAAAACTATGTCCAAAGATGTTTTAGAAGTATATAACAGATTTGTAAATGCAAGTGATTGGTATGGTAACGGTAATGGATTATTAAAATTTCAAAAAGAAGAAGCTGATGTTTTTAGCAAATGGAATGAGTGCTTTAACGCATTTACAGCTAAGCAAAGTAATAGCAACACAGCTAAAATATTGACTTATGAAACGACCACATATTCTGATTTTATTAAAGATTTGAATAGAAGTATAATTTGCATTGATGATATACGAAGTGTATTAACCAACAGACACAAATTTAATATTGTTTACACAGATAAAAACACATACTTGAGCAAGGATGATAATTTTGTTCCAGAAGAACAACTCACTGGATTTTCACTATTTGAGGAAATATTATGACAAAAAGAGTACTAATCACAGGGGGTTCAGGCTATATAGGTTCTCATTTACATAAGTTGTTACAACAAAAGTATGAGGTTTACTCACTTGATATTGCCGAACCTAAAATAGAAACAGCAAATTTTAGAAATGTTGATATACGAGTTGCTATGCAATCACAGGATGAATTTGACTGCATCGTTCATCTAGCTGCTTTAGTCAACGTTGGTGAAAGTGTGGAGTTCCCAACAGACTATTACAACACAAATGTACGTGGTACTATCAATTTAATACATGGTATTAAGACTAAGAACTTTGTATTCGCAAGTACAGGTGCAGCAGTAGAAATGCAAAGCCCATATGGTATCAGTAAGCGTATGGCAGAGGATTGTGTCACCGAATTTTGTGTTAAAACAAATACACCATATACAATCTTTAGATTCTACAACGTGATCGGATCAGACGGAATAGACCCAACTAACAAAGATGGTTTGTTCTATAATCTGATAAAGGCAATTGATACAGGTAGCTTTACTGTATTCGGCAACGATTATAATACCTCTGATGGTACTTGTATTCGTGATTATGTACATGTACTTGAAATTTGCAATGCAATAGAATTAGCTATAGAAAACCCAAGTAATAGTATAGAAAACTTAGGACATGGTAAAGGTACAAGTGTTACCGAAATTGTAAATTGTTTTAAAAATGTTAACAATGTGGATTTTACTGTCAATTATGGGTCACGCAGAGATGGTGACATAGAGGTAAGTGTTTTGGATCATCCCAGTTCATATATGAAACAACTCTACTCTATAGAGGAATTATTGAAGGTTGACAATAAATTAGAACCTGTGCTATGATTGTCATTCCAAACAATAAAATAAGTGTGATACAGTATTGGTGCATTATGAATATATCACCTAGGCAGTATTATTTTCACAGTCATTTTGGAGGCGATGGTTGGGAATTTACAAGAAGCAGAGACATAAATGGATGGCAACTTAAAATTGAAGATCCTAAACTTGAAACTTACATTACACTTAAATTTATATGACATTTAATAACACAACAAAACGTATTGGATTTGCTTGCAAGTGGGCTGAGATAAACAAAAAAGGTGAGATCGCTAGTACTGCTGGTCTAAATACAGGTGGTACTACTCACGCATGGACTAAACGTGTTAGCAGACAAACGGCCGAACAGAAGGTCATTGATGTTGCTAAACAAAATGTAACTAATACTTTAACACTAGTTAAAAAAGTTTCTACATTACCTGAAGAATTGCGTATGCTACGTATTACTAGCGATATGCTAAGTTTCTATACTATGGATGAGTGGAAGCCTTTCTGGCAATCTAGTGATATGCAAACTATGTTAGAGAAGTGGTTTGCACCCATCGGTGAACACGCACGTAAAAATAATGTACGACTAAGTTTTCATCCTGACCAATTTGTAGTTTTAGCAAGCGACCGCGAAGAGGTAGTAAATAAATCTATTGAGGAGTTTGAATATCATGCAAGCATGGCAAGATGGATGGGCTACGGCACTTCGTTCCAGGACTTTAAAATCAATGTCCATATCAGTGGCCGTCAAGGACCCGAAGGCATCCGTAAAGCCTACAAAAGACTTAGCCCCGAAGCAAGGAACGGTCTCACTATCGAGAACGAGGAGATAGTACATGGACTTGACCAGTGTCTTAGCCTTTCTGATCTCTGCCCTATTGTTATGGATATTCATCATCATTGGATCCACAGTAATGGGGAATACATCGACCCGAAAGATAGTAGAGTCAAAATGGTTTTGGACAGCTGGCGAGGTATTAGGCCTGTCATGCATTATAGTGTTAGCCGTGAAGATATTCTTGTGGGTCACGATGCCAATGTTAGGCCTGATCTACAGTCACTTATGGTAGTAGGTCACAACAAACAAAAGCTTAGAGCGCATAGCGACTACTACTGGAACAATGCATGTAACGAATGGGCATTGACGTTTAATGAACAGTTTGATATAATGTGCGAGAGCAAGGCTAAGAATCTTGCAAGCTTTAAATTATACGAGGGAAGTAAAAATGTTAGACAAGATAAAGAACTTATTTGCGAAGAAGCCTGAACCTAAGGTAGAACCAGAAGTTAAAAAAGTTAAAGAACCTAAACCAAAACGAGAACTATCAGAAAAAGAAAAGGCAACTTTAGATAACGAGCCATATATAGCAATAACTAAAGTAGATATAAATCCAGAAAATATACACGATGGTGCGTTTGAATTGGATTGGAATGATAAGTTTATCATCAACCTAATCAAAGCAGGCTACAAGATAAAAGAAACAGATACCGAATCAGAGATAGTCGATAGATGGATGCAGCAAATTTGTAGAACGATTGCTTTGGAAATGTACGAGCAAACGCAGGCCGATCCCGAAAATCGTGACGTAAGATATCAGGTACGTAAAAAGAAACTTGATAACGGTCGTACAGAAGTTAGCTAAATGACAATGTTGCTTTTTAGCAACATTTTTTTTGGGTAAAAAATTATTTGACAGCAACTCCTTTCTATTATACAATCTTTGTGTGTATTGAATGATATTCTTTACACAGCCAAATTAATCTAACAGAAAGGAAAATATTATGGCAAAGTCTAAAAACGTATTTAAATTCACATGGGTACCTAACTCAAAAAAAGTAACCAAACAGGATCTACCAAAAAATGAATTGGATCAGAAACCGGGTTACATTGAGCAAAGCAGTATTAGCAATTTAGTAGAAACCTTCAAGAAAAGCGGATTTTTTAAAGAACTTAAAGATTTTTTAAAAACCGATCAATACAAAACTGAGTCTAAGGGCAAGCCTCAGAAATATAGTCAAATGCCCAAACTAGAATGCATTCCTATCTTATACCTTTTCACTGCACTCGCAGTACAGCGAAAAATTGATTGGGAACATTTGTTTAGAATCATTACCACGTGGGATTCACGTAGACCCGCAACAATTAATGTAATTCGATTACCCGGAACAAACACCTATTATATTACTGATGGTCAACATACAGTATTAGCTATTGCTATTCGTGCAATGCTAGGTTTATTTGATGATGTTGATCCAAAAGATTGGAAGAATGTTCTAGTTAATTGTCAAGTAGTTGAAACTAGTGATTTTAGTTTCGCACGTGAGCATTTCTTAGGGATTAACGGTGAAGATAAGCTTCCTATTCTTCCGTTCGATACACATAAAATTCATGTGTTCGGTAATCGCTTAGACAATAGTAAGCAAGAAAAATATGTTATGTCTAATAGAAAACAGGTTGCATTCGAAGAATACAATTTGATTCCTGTTCATCCTGAAAGTCCTGACAGATTTAAAGCAGGAGCAGTGGTTCACGCAAACTTGATTAAAAAGTTAGATGTTGAGGACATTAAATTCTTCGGAGAGAATCATAATACATATTGGCCTCAAGAACCACTTGACTCAATGGAAATGCTACCGTTTCAAGAGTTACGTAAAAAACTTATTAAAGAAGGTGCTGATTTTAATGCACCTGAATTTAAAGAATTCATGCGTGATATAAATGCGCTAGTTAAGGAAGTTGCTGGTGGGTGGGCAGAATTTAAAAATCTTACACAGCAAATATATCCTTTATATTATAAGAAGGCATTCGGTGACTCACCTCCAGGATGTCCAAAAGATGCATCACTGGTATTATTGACGCAACTCTATCAAAAAGCAGGAGGCGCATATCAATATCTACCAAAAAGTTTAACCTCACGTTATTGTGAGAACAAAACTCAAATGTTCAATCATTTGGACTCTGCTAAAAAGGAGTTATTCAAATGACAATGGGTCTTTATATTGCAGAAGTGTACGGTAAGATTAAACCCGGAATAACCAGTAATCCTAAATCACGGATTACAGCATATACTAGGGGAAATAATGATGCAGCTATGCATCATTATTATCAAGCTGTGGAAGGGTATGATGAACACGTGAAGAATTGCGAGAACTATCTTAATCGTCAATTGTTCCCGTTTTTAGAAAATCCAAATGGTGGGCATAAACCTAGCGAGTATGTTGATCCAAACCATAGCGAGATAAATTTTAAATACGTCAGGGATATAGTAGAGGATAGAATCAAAAGCCATCCACTACAAATAAAACGACTAAAACAAAATTTCTTACCCATAACACGTTACAATGTTAAATCGATAATGGAGGGAATAAAAAACTTCCCCGATAAATACCTGGAAAACGTGTAAGTTGACAACAAAGAGTAATATGTGTATAATATACGCATATTACTCAATTACTCACAGAAACATATGAAATACGCACTCATAGACACTGCCAATACTTTCTTTCGTGCTAGACATATCGCTAGCCGAAATAGTGATACATTTGAGAAGATAGGAATGGCACTACACTTGTCACTTGCAAGTGTAAATCAAATTGTACGAAAGTTTGGCATCGATCACGTTGTAGCCGCACTCGAAGGTCGTAGCTGGCGCAAAGATTTTTATAAGCCATACAAGGCTAATCGTGCTGTAGCCAATCAAGCAATGACCGAAGCAGAAAAAGAAGAAAACGAAATGTTTTGGCAAACATACGAAACATTTACAAACTACCTTCGTGACAAAACAAATGTGTCAGTTATTCGACATGAAAATGCCGAGGCTGACGATATTATTGCACGTTTTATTACACTACATCCAAATGACCAAATATATATTATTAGCAGCGACACTGATTATCACCAGCTTATATCTAATCATTGTTACCAATATAATCCAGTTGCCAATCAACTCATCACCCCCGAAGGATTCTTTGACGATAAGGGGCGTCAAGTTATAGACAAGAAAACTAAGGAACCTAAACTATTAGGTGATCCACAATTCATTCTTTTCGAAAAATGTATGCGTGGTGATAGTACTGACAACGTATTCAGTGCATACCCAGGTGTCCGTACTAAAGGTAGTAAAAATAAGGTTGGTTTGACTGAAGCGTATGAAGATCGCACCAAACAAGGCTATGCGTGGAACAATCTACTACTCCAGCGCTGGACGGATCATGATGGTGTAGAGCATCGTGTTAAGGATGACTATGAGCGTAATCGCACATTGATTGACCTTAACGCACAGCCTCAGGATATCAAAGATAAGGTTGATGAAGCTATTAAAACGAGTGTCCGCATCAATAGAACAGCGCAGGTCGGTGTACACTTTATGAAATTTTGTGGCCGGTACGAACTTACTAAAATTTCTGAACAAGCGGAGGCTTACGCAAAATGGTTAAATTCGCCATACGAAGGTGCTTTAATACCATAACATAAATACTTCAAGGAGTACTTATGTCTAATGCTTTTTATTCGTGATTTCGATGGGATAACCCAATATGTTGTATGCAACGAAGATGGTAAGTGCCTCATTGTCACTACGAGTAGTAAAATTGCCTTATTTGTCGAAAGACATGTTAAGGGCATCCCACCCGAATTGAGATTAAATATAGGGGGCGATCCTGGAACTAAAGTTGAAAAGAAATTATGGCATCATATAAAGAGATACACAAAATGATTGAAACAGTTTACCCTTTCCCAATAAGTTCG